GAAGGACCACGCCCCCGAATGTGTAGACAGGCGGCCCGGCCAGCGCAAATTCGAAATCGCTTGTCATGGTCTCGCCGGTCGTGTCCCCACCGAAGCTGAGGGGGTCCACAATCAGGGTCCCGGCGGCCATGGTCCCGGCGTCCGTGCTGGGCGTGAATTCGTACGCCAATGGCTTACCGGCCTGGGTCTGGGACAGGGCGAAAAATCCGGACGCGTCATCCACGTCCGTATCCATGTTCCCGGACAGTGTGTATTCGTACGTGACCGCGCCCACCTTTACGGTCCCGCAGAGTTTCGTGGTGGAGTCACCCTGATTCTTTTCCGCCGCGATAACGGCGTTATTGACCAGGCATGACACGTCGATTTCGGTTCCGGTGGTGCCAATCTTTAGCGTGCCTGGGCCCAGCGGAAAAGTGTCCGGTTCAGGTGAAACGCTCATGGTTGTCCCTTTCAGGAAATGGTGAGGCGGAACCGGAGGCCGGGCATGGTCTGGCGGTCCTGGAATGCGATAGATACCGGTTCGGCGTACTGGACGAGACCCAGCCGCGTGAGGGCCAGCGCCACCACATCCCGCAGTGAGTCCCCCTCATCCACGGTTTGCGGGGCGTAGTCCCCCGGCAGGGTCACCAGCACGTCGAATTCATCGCGGGCCAACGTGTCCAGCGGCCCGTCATAGGTGGACCGGACCCACCTGGGCCACGCGGCCCCGGCGGTGGCCTGGTCTGGCGCGGCCGGGTAGCCGGTCAGCCCGGGGACGCCCGTGAGAGCGGCCACGATTTCGGCCCGCCTGGACCCGGGCCGGGCCTCTGGCGCCGCGTACGGCCGGGCCAGACTCACGCCAGAACCGCCCGCCGGTAGGCCCTCTCGTGTTCCTCCACCAGCGCGTCCAGCTGCGGCAGCCGCTGGGGCCCGTACTCAGCCGCGTCCAGCCCCACCATGCCCAGAGCCAGGTTCCGGGCAGCGATTTCCCGCTGGACCCGGCGTAGCAGAGCCTGGGCGAGGCTGGCCGGGTAGGTGGCCGGGTCCCATTCGCACCGCGCCCACTGGTCCCCTGTGGCCGTGTCCAGCATCCTGGCCAGGTCCTCATCCGTCAGCGATGTGGTGGGGACCCGGACATATGCGCGGACCGTGGCCAGGTCCAGGGTGACCGGGGGCGCGGTGCTCATGGCTCAGACCACCGGGGCGGGAACAGTGAACTTAGTGAACGCGGACGGGAGGACGTTCAGGAAAGCGCCGTAACCGGCGTAACCCACAAGCTGGCCCAGCACGTCCGGCTCTCCTACTTCCATGAGGCCGTCCACGTCCTCATACCATTCCGCGTAACGGGACGGGCCCTGGATCATGGTGGACGCCGGGAAATTCTTATCCACGACCAGGTTAAAGCCCATCGGGGACCCGGACACGCCTCCCGGATTCATACCGGGGAACAGGGGAGCACCCTGATTCGTCATGACCCCACCCAGGCGGCCCCACACGTCCGGGGAAACCCACACGGTGTCCGGAAGGGAATTCACGGCCCCCAGAGCGGTGGCGGCGGCCCCATAGATAGCCGCGTACAAACCGGCCGCGTCCCAAGTGGCGATAGGCGCCGTCTGGGTTACGGATGCCGCGAAATCCTCAGCCGCCTCATTGTCCGTGGCGTTAGCGTAGACAGCCGCGAAATCCTCAAACACGATTTGCATAATGCCGGGGCTGGTCCACTTAACGTCCTGGCGGGAAATGTTCAGGTGACCGGCGAACGTGTCCGCCACAACCGGCAGCTTGTCAATGGTCAGTTTCTGGCTAGCCGTCAGCGTCTTTTCTGCCGTTTGCTTATCCACGGCCACATGCTGGGTGATCCGGGGCCGGTCAAACTGTCCCGCCGGAAGTGGCTTCCGGGTAATCGAATTGATAAACGGCCGGGACGCGTCAATGTTATTGAGCACCGGGCCCAGGACGGGCCGGGGGACGATTCCCGGGTTATCGGCCAGCGTCTGGTGGGCGGTGGCGCGTTCAATCTTTTCCCGCGCCTCCGGGTCCCGCAGCATCCAGGCGCGGTGGAGAGTAATGGCGTAGTCCCCCACGGTAGGGAATTCCCGCAGTACGTCATATTCCGGCTCTGGTTCCCGGGTGGTCCGGGTCTGGCTGGGCGCCGGGGTGGTCCGCCGCAGCTCAGCCACGCGGCCGGTCTGGGCCTCCAGGTCTGAGTAATGGGTAATCGCGGTCTGCAACTCTCCCAGCCGGGTCCGGTCCCGGTCCACCTGGGCCTGTTCCTGGTCCGTTACGTCCCGGTTGTCCTCAGCGGCCCGGTTAATCAGGGAATCGATACCGTCCCGGATTTCGTCATACTGCGCGTTCAGGCGGTCCAGATAGGCGCCCATTGGTCTGCCTCCCATTGGTCAGGTTTGTATTCACTGACCGGGTGGCGGCTATCACCAGCAATTCCGGGGTGGCTGCTACTGGGCAGGGTGGCCGGTAATTGGGGTCCGGGTGGCGGTTCTGGTTTCGGACGGTACGCCGGGCGGGGCCTGTCGTCTATAGATGGCGGCGCCGTCCGGTGGAATCATCGTCCCCCCCCGGACCTGGGTTCCGGATCCAGCGCCACAGGGCCGTACTGAGGACCAGCCCCACGCCCAGCCCCAGCCCCACGAAACCGGCGATGGCCAGGTCCCCGAATCCGATGGCCCAGCTCACCACGGGAGGGCCTCGCCGTAGGGCCGGTGGTCTGAGGATCCATCCTTTTTCAGTAGGACACATTTGTTGGCCTTACTGGTGGACCAGGATCCGTCAATGAGCCGGGACCCGTGGGTCCCTTTCCCGTCCGCTGGCATGTTCCCGGCCCAGCCCAGGAACATGGACGGGAATATGTCCTGGACGTATCCGCGCCAGTGGCCGTTATGGAAATCTATGTTCCAGTCTCCACACAGGATCCCCAGGTCCGGGTGGTATTTCTTATTCTTATTGTTCCAGTAGGAATGCCACCCATTGACCGCCGATTTCCACGCGGCGGCCTGGGCATTGTTATTGAAACTGGACCCGTTCTGGACGTTGCTGGGCAAATGGCATACGGACAGGAACAGTGTGTGTCCCTCAGTGTGTTCCAGGAACGCGGTGGCGCACCAGGTTTCGTGTTTGCGGCCCTTCCCGTCCGTCCACACTTTGTCTGTCAGCTTGTGGGGCTCTTTCCAGACTGGCGAAAAATTGGCTTTCCGCCACATGATTCCCACGTCACTAGGTTCCGGGACCCAGGCGGCCCAGTCCGGGGAGGCATCCTTTAGGACCTGGGTCCGTTCTGGGGATCCCACTTCCGTAAAAGAGAGCGTGGTGGCGTTAGGGTCCGTGGCGTCCACGGCCCGTTCCACCTGGTCCGCCAGTGACTGGGGCCCTTCCGAATACAGGCTGGAACTGTGGGCGTGGCGAACCGTGCTCATGACCGGCCGGGCTGGCTGGCCAGCCATTCGCGTAGCGCGTCCAGCTTCGGGGTGGTGCTGGGCCCGTTAATCAGGACGTGGCCACGGGCAACCAGGACACCGGCCCCGGCGTACTGCGGCTGGGGGGTGGCGGCCACATGGGAGAGCCCACACGCTTCCCGCCAGGTGATCCGGTCCGGGTCCGCCCCCTCATTCCGGGACCGGTAGATACGGGCCGACACGGACCAGCCCGTCAGTTCCCCCGCGCGGGCCGCTTCGGCCTGGGGGTGGGAGCGGTCCAGCCGGAATGTGGCGCGTAGGCCGGTGGTCTCTTCGGCGAGGCCCACACAGCGGCCCAGGAACCGGTCCCCCTCATCCCCATGGTGGCCCACCATGAGGTTTACCCACCGGCCCCCTTTGGCCACGTCCCGCCCGAAACAACCGGGGGTGAACCCTTCCCGGTAGAAAGACTGGCCATCGTCTGTGACCCGGTGGGGTACGCCGTAGGGGACCGCGATCCCTTCCACGGTCCAGCCGTCCCCCACCGGTTCCAGAGCTGGGGCGGCCCGCTGGATTGTCAACTCTTCGAAAGTCAGTTCAGTCATGGCTCAGTCCTCCGGGCCGGGTCCGGCATCATCGGTGAATTGCGGGGGGGTCTCTGCCTCTGCGGCCCCGGCCGGTGGGTCCTCTGCGGCGGGCGGGAGGGCCAGCGGTTCGGGGGTCTCCGGTTCGGGCAGCGGGGGGCGCCCGATGGCGGCGCGGGCCTCATCGGTGGTGAGGATCCCGGCGCCTGTGTAGGTGGTGAGCACGTTGGCGGTGGTGGACTGGTCTGCCCGCATCCGGTCCGCGTAGTCCCACGCCAGGCTGGTCCCGGCCGGAAGTAGCCATTTCGTGAACGCCTGGGACAGCGGCTGGGCGTACCGGTCCACTGAGTCCCGTACGAAATCAATGTCCGCCATTTCCACGTTCTGATACGTCATTGACGGACCAGACAGGCCCAGTTTGTAACTGGGAATTCCCAGCATCATGGCCACGGACGCGGCATTCCATTGACGCGATTCCACAAGCTGGGCGGTTTCGGCGTTAGACACCAGTGGGGTGAGGACGTACCCGGCGGGCAGGATGACCGGCTCTCTGGTGCTGGTCATTTCCCGCCATTTGGTTTTCAGGTCCACCGCCTGGTCCTGGGTGAGAATGGCTGGGGATTGCAGAACGGCGGGCGGAAGTGCGCCCCCGGCGAAATAGCCGCCGGAATGGGTTTCAGCGGCTACGGCGCCGCCCAGCCATTCCGCGTACTGGTTGAGGACGCCACGGCCCATGATTTCCCCGGACCTGTTACCGGCTGAGGCGTGGAACAGTTCCCCGGGTGGGATTTCGTCCCCTCCCACCACGAAATTCCAGACCGCCGTAAAGGGATCCTGGAGGATCCACACGTCATCCGCTGGGACCGGGACCAGCCACGCGGGGCGGCCGGTCCGGAAATCCAGGTCCCCGTATTTGGCGAAATGGTTTCCGTAGAGGACCAGGTCCTCTACGGCGGCCCACCGGTAGTTCCATGGGGTGGCTTCCGGGTCCGGGTCCAGGACCACCCGGGGCTGGTCTGGGATGCGGACCGAAACCCCCACCTGGCTATCGAACCTGACGGCGCGCCATTCGGTCCCGGCTACGGCGTTAGCCAGGAGGGCCACGCCTCGCCCGAACGGTGGGAGCGCCATGGCCTCCCGTTCCGAAGCTGGGTACGGGGTGGCCGGGTAGGGGTCTCCGGTCAGGAACGCCCATTGGCTGCCACGGGACAGCCGGGACGTACTGGACAGACCGGCGAGGCGTCTGGGTGCGGATGTGGTGGGCCGGGCGAATCTGACAGGGGTGGGCATGGTCAGGAACCCCCCTCAGAGCCACAGAAACGGCCCTGTGGGGCTCGAGCCCCCCCGGGGTGGTGGTCGTGTCCAGTGGACATGTTCGCGGCCTCTCAGTAGACAAAGAATCCCAGCGGTTCCGCCACGCGTTCCTGACACGCCTGGACGGCCCACGCCAGCGCTTTCACCAGGTCCGAACGGACCCCCCGGTGGGCGGGGGTGAGCCCACCGGAGGACGTGGGGACCACCCGGACCGTGGCCACCTGTTCCGCCATGGCCGCGTCCCCCGAATGGGCCAGGCGGCCGGTCAGGACCAGAGAGCGGACCAGCGGGAGCGCCGCATAGGTGGCGGCCGTCCCGCATTTCTCCGGGTCCGTCCCCAGGATTTCCTGGGCCTCCCCCTCAGGCAGGGACGCGCCGATACGGACCCGGGAACCGGACCGGCGGCCCGTGGTGAACGCGGCCCACGCGTACGCCTCGCCCCGGGTCCCGAACGTGTCGCCCCAGACCAGGGTCCGGCCGTCCGGAAGCTGGATGGCCGCAGCAGCAGCCGCCCCCAGCCCATAGAAATCCTCCACCGCCACACAGACCGGGCCATCGGGGACAGCCACGTACAGGTCCGCAGCCTGGGCCCACGCCTCCCGGTCCACCAGCAGTTCCGGCCTGGTACTGGCCACAATCCGCCGGACCGGCCACACATTGAGGAACTGGGACCGGAAACTCTCCACCGGGTCCGCCTCATCCGGGTCCACGGACTGGCCCCCCGTGGCGCGGGCATGTTTCGCGGTCAGCAGCCGGTCCCGGTTCCGGCCCCAATGGGGGGACGCCTGACGCCACGCGGCCCGGTCCCCCACGTCCGCGCCCCGGGCAGCGGACCATTCCAGCAGCAGACTGGTCCCCGGGGGGTTAGCCCAGCCGTCCAGCAACTGGGCCCGGCGGACCGGGACCAGCCCGGTACAGGACCGGTGCGCGGTGGAGAACAGGACCAGTTGCCCACAGGTGGTCTCAGCCAGGGTGGGTTCCAGTCCCTCTTCGATCACAGCCGGGGCCAGCTTCCACGCCTCATCGGCCAGCGCCAACGTGGCCGGGTAGCCGTACACAGACTGGAACGCCCGGACCATCCAGCGGGACCCGGCTGGCTCATGGATTTCCTGTTGGCCGTTGGCCTCCCGGGTCACGTAACCCATGTCCCGCGCCCAGATCCTGGCCCGCCGCTGAACCTCA